CAACACTTGAAGCTTGGGCAATTCGATATAAGGTGCGGCATTTATGCACTCCGAGTAAATTTTTTCCCCTTAGTTGCCGCGCCTGTACCACGGGCAACCCCACCCGTAGATTTTGCACTAGATGGCTTCATCGCGCCACCCATATTCTTCTTCATGGCTCCACCCTTGGCGTAACCCTTGGTCATCTTGCCGCCTTTGGCATATCCCTTGGTCGTCTTTCCGCCTTTCGCGTAGCCTTTGGTCATCTTGCCGCCTTTCTTGGCCTTCTTGATGTCCCTTGATCCCCTGCCATCCATCGCGAACGCAGGCACCATTCTGCCTGTTTCCGGATCTTTCTTCATGGGCATCTTGCCGCCTTTGGCCATTGCCTTGGTCTTCTTGGTTGCTCCGCCCTTGGCGTAGCCTTTTGCCTTCTTCATACATCACCTCAAGTTATTACAGTTACTGTTCCTAGTTGAATATCAAGCCCGTTGGGCGGACCAAATGGCTCTAACGTCGTGGCATCCAGCGCTGGATATTTGAATGTCACAGACTCGGTAAAACGATCCGGCCTTGGATCACGCAGTGATTGCGGATCATTGATGCGGAAACGCCCTAAAAAGTTTTGTGGGTGATCTGGATCAACCACATCACTGCCAACCTTGAGACCAGTCTTTACACCGTTCTTGTACTCGGACACAAGGTTTTTAAGTGGATAGCGAAATCCGGTCTTATCGCAGAAACCAAAGGCATATTTAGCTTTTGCGTAATTACCCATTACATTCCTCCGCCATAGAAGGTGTCGTGTGGCACAAATCGAATAGACGAACTGTCTCGGTCTTCGCCTGCCGCCAATTCAAACTGGAACTCATACTCTTGCTTGAGTGCCCCGACACGCTGTGCAACTTCGGGTTTCTTCATTGCAATGTAGTAAGCAAGGCCTGACACCAATGCGGGAACAAACCGAGGAGGCACTGCCGCTGATCCGGTGATTCCTGACGCAAGACCATCGATACCCTTCAGTCTGTAGTAGGCAAGGGTATATGAGTCTGTGGAGTCTGGGACTGGCCAGAGGGTAACTGTTGTTTCGGTCGCAAGCCTGCGGACGAACGCCTGTGTCGGACGGCCCTGTGTGTTCTTGCTCGATTGCTGAGAATATGTCGAGACACTGATCCGCTCCACGTTGGTATCAATTTGATTGATGCCCGTACCTGTTCTCAGGCTCATTTCGATTATATCAATGGTGTCTGTTGGTAGTGTGTATGTTCCTGTGCCGGAAGACAATGTGATTGTTCCGGGCTCGATCGTGAACAGGTTCAGTCCACGGTTTTGCCATTCTAGAGTTAAGATGTTTAGGCTTCTTCGGGCTGTCTTTAAGTCATACCCTGAACGCATTTCAAGCCCAGCACGTTCAAACGCTTCTTCAAACAACTCCGGTAAATCAGGTGTTACTACAGCCATGCTATGCCCTTGTCTTTCCTTTCAGTGCGATACCATCACGCATACAGCGTCCACCGGTTTTTGCACGACTTACTTTTGCCTTTGGTGTGTTGGCCACAAATTGCTTGCCTTTTGATCCTTCGCGTTTCTTTTTTCGGGCGGTTGCCTTTCGCTCGGCCTTCGAGAGTGAACGCGCTTTCGCAAGAGGTAGGCACCGATCGGGGTTCTTCTTGTCTTTGGATGTCCCGCATGGGCCAGCGATGTTGCCTTCACTGTCAATTCGCACCCATTTTTCTTTGACCCACTTTTTTAGCTCACCCATTACTTGCCCTTTCGCTTACCGCCTTTAGACTTCTTTGCGTAGTTTGGGTCCTTGCAGTACTTTGATGCGGCAAGGTTTGCGTATGCGCTTGGATACTTGTCAAAAGTTCGCTTCGCCCAAGCAATGCCTTCCGGGCAAATCTTGTTTTTCTTTTTTGTGCGCCCACCTTTCTTCATGGCAGTGACGCCACCGTCATCAATGTTTTTGGCTTTTCGTATTATTTCCAAGTCGCCCTGATCCGTACCGGTTGACTGGAATCGCCCTGATGGACTACACGCTTTGCCTTTCATGCGGTTTCCTGTTAACTGCTTGCCCATTGATGATCTGGATATCATTCTGATTGTACCCCGAACAGTGTGCTCAAAGCCGCAATACCTGAGGGTGTCATTGTGTTTCCTCCGCCAACGGTATCGCCAACCCCAAGATATGCAGGTGCATATATTGATGGCACCAAAGCTCCTGTGACAGGATCCCGGCTTGGGACTGCCAGTTGTTGCGCCATGGGCTCTGAGACAATGAATCGACCAAAGTCTCTGTAGAAATCATAAGGCGATGTGATTGCCGGTTCACGATATTCAAAATCATCGAACGGTATGTACGGATCGCCAATGGGGAAGTTTAATATCCGCCCACCATACGGCCCCTCGCCAAGGACCGTTGGATACTCATCATCATCAGGTTCGTCTGAAGCTCCTCCGCCCGTTCCAGCACCCGGTCCAGTAACAGGGCCTGTACCCGTGCCCTCTCCAGTGCCTTCTCCAGTGCCTTCTCCAGTGCCAACGCCTCCAGCTCCTTCACCTTCGCCGCCAGTTCCAGCCTCGCCTTCGCCTGTTCCTTCGCCGCCTCCGGGCCCGGTGCCTTCACCTTCACCTTCACCGCCTCCGGTAAAGTCGAATATGTCTTCACCCCCGTCAGGGCCGATAAGACCTCCGTCACTTCCAATTAACCCCTCTCCTGCGGCAGGAACCGGAACAATAGGTCCTCCGCCTAATCCAAGCGTTCCTTCGCTAAACTTCGGACCTAAGCCAAACTTATCTTCACTACCGACCTCTTCGCCTTGATCGCCTTGTATGAGGTACAGGTATCGATTGAATAAATCTCTAAGCTGTGATTCGGGCACCCCTGCTGTTTGTGCCTTGGATATATCACCTTGTGATAAGTATCCTCGAGTGGCCGCAATCCTCGCCAATTTATCAGGGTCAACTTCAGCCACCGGCAAATCAATCTCGGGCATCGGTTGCCCTGCGCCACCTGCGGGTGACGTAACATCTGCATCACCTTGCTGTGTTGGGAACGTGACTGTGCCTTCCGGTGTAAACGACATGCCACCGCCTCGTCCGCCCCCTCCAGCGGCCGCATCGCCTGCAGTTACATCTTCTGCGGCTCCCTCAGCCTCATCCGGCTCACCACCTGTACCGCCTGCGGCAACTGCCGCTTCACGGGTTGCCTCAGCAACAACATCGCGAACATCTCGGCCTTCGATAATAAGTTCATTTGCACGTTTTACGATCTTCTCGATCTCTTCCTCGGTCGGCTCCCGATCAATTTCTGGATCGGATTCAAACCTTGCTCTTGCAGTGACTCTGACGCTATCGGACGTAGGGCCGAATATTTGCTGGAAATCATCTAAGGTGATAGTCACAAAGTCTGGCCTTGGCTGGCCATATAATGTGCCGGTATCGGTCAACTCACGAGGATCATAGGTGACATCAACGTCTGGACCTTTGATGGTGAAGTTGCCGGTGTCTGGGTCGTATGTTCTTTCGTATTGAGTAAGGTCAATAGCTTCGCCAGTAAATGGGTCCTTGCCCGTAACTGCTCGTAAAAAGCCAGCGCCTTTCGCGTCAGCCATGATTCGACCGTTTTCATCAATCGAGATCGATCCGGGTAATGCGTCAATGTTAACGCCTTCACCAACTGTTCTAATTACTTCAAGGATTGTCTCTCTGTCCGTGACAGGAGCCTTGACTTCGCTTGTCTCTGGGTCAATTTCTACTTGAGTACCTGACAGGGATGCCAGTTCGCCAAAATCAGTTGTTTCCTCTAGCGTTTTAAGTTGTTCTACCTGAGCGTCAATCTCTGCCATCTCTTCTTCTGAGATGCCTTCGACTTCAGGAGTTGTTGTTTCGGGCGCTTCACCTGCGCCAACAGCCAAGACTCTTGGCTTGTAATCATCTCGAACAACTTTGGCTGTGCCTGACTCTGGATCGCCAATTAGCTTAAGGTTGTACTTGCCAAGGTCTTCAATTGCTACTGGTAACGTTGTTCCTCCAGCAATATCAATCTGAATCGTTGGAATCTCTTCTCCGGTAACCGGATCAACCTCGACGCTATAGTTCGTTGCGTCGCCAAAATAGTAATCGCCAACGCCGC